GCTATTTCTCCTGTATTTTTAATTCTTAACGGTATGTAAATGAATTCAACCGATTTAACTGGTTCAACTGCTATATCCACATACAGTTCATTTCTGTCTATTCTAGTAGGTGTGTTGTTTGTATCATCACAAACTACTAAGAAGTCATACAATGCTCTTTGTCCAACTAGTTCTAACAAAAACGATTCAATTGCTTGTTTAATTTCGTTTCTTGTTAGTTCATCGTTTGGTTCAAAAATAAATGGTTTAGCAACTGCATCTAATTGTGTTCTTAAGTAGACTGCTAGTCTTGAAACATTGATTCTATCTAATGCTGAACTTCCTGATACTTTAGTTAAGTTACCAAAGTTAACAATTCCTGCACCTGAGAAGAAAGTAATTGGATTAATTTTAACTGTATGCATCGTATCTCTCACTGATTCTGTTACAGATATTGTTTTGAATTCACCTTCACTTGTGTCAATATAACCAACTGCTGTTGCATTGTCTACAACACCACGTCTTGTACCAGCTGGTGCAAACCATGGATATGCCACGTTGTCATTATTTGCTAGTGTTCTTAACATCATGTGACTTGGTGGAACAACAATTGAAGTTCCGCTGTTATCAGTTGTTAATCCTGATGGATAAAATACGCCCAAGTAATCACTTGCACTTACTAATCCGTCTTCACCGTTATCAGATGCCGCCGCTGAGTTATTTGCCCAATCCTGAATTGCTGTTGCTGTACCAGCTAATCTGAATGGTGAATCACCAACTACAAATGCTGTCTGATTTCTATCAGTGTTTAAATTAATCATATTTTGTATTGCTTCTGGATATCCCGGACATGCAATTACGTTAAATCCTCTTTGATCTTCTCTTATTGCTTGGTTAGTGTCTATCTCAGATTTTAATTGTTGTACAACAGTTTTTCTTTGTGCTTTTCTTCCAAAAGTTCCTGAACCATCAGCATTGTTACCTGATTTAGTAACCCATCTGTCTGGATAGTAACCTGCAACTGATTCGTTGCTGTATCTAATGTTACCAAAGCCAGCTGATCCTGAACTTGGATATTTTGCTGTTGTAATATAACTGTTATTGTATTCTTTAACATTGTATCCAGAACGTCTAGTGTTCCATAACAACATACCTTGTGGGTAGTTTGTTGGATCTGGTGCATCTGGATCTAAGAAGTTATCACTTAATAAATCTTTAATGCTTGATGTTGTACCAGCCTGTGTACTTCCATCAGCACCTTTTTCAGTTGATGTTTGCCATCTTGCATCTGCAAATAAAACACCGTCTTCAGTTGTTTGATCTGTTTTATCAACTAATACCCATGCCGCACCAGTTGCTGTTACTGCAACTTGGTTTGCTGTGTTAGTTGAAGTTAATGTTGCTGTAGTATTATATTTGTAAAGTTTTGGATAGTTTTCCAAGTCAGTTGTATCAACCCATAAGTCTTTGTTAACAAGCGGAGTACCATCTGATTGTGTAGTTGGTGCTGTTGCTGAAAATTGTGGGCCATTTGGATCAGTTGTTGAGTTAACATTTACATAACCTTGCCAAGTTGTTCCGTTGTGTTCTAATATATCTGCTGAATCAATGTTTGTATCATACCATAATGTACCATCTGCTGGTTCATTACTTGGTGCACTTGAACTTGCTGTGTAACTTAATCTTTTCCAATTGGTTGCCATAACTTCGTTACCTACAGTTGAATCTTCTGAATCACCTGTTGGGGTAACATATAAGTTGTCAATTAATGTTGTTGAATTTGCTGTGTATCCACCGTAACTATGTGCCGCACTTGTACCAAATCCAACATCATCTAATGGTGTACCACTTAAATTATTCATTCTGAACTCACCACCTAGACTGTGTTTAATTTCAATTGCACCTTTGTAATCCCCTGAAGATATAACTGATGCTACTAAATTAGTAAAGCCAGCCGCCGCAAATGCTGTTACAAAATCTTCTGCGTCACCTAGTGTTGAACCATCTCCAGAAACCATAGTAACTGTTTTAGCAGTATCTAATGCTTCTTGATTTTTTAATGATTCTCTAACTGTAAATGTTTCTGCCGCTGTTGTACTTGGATATGTTGTTTTAGATGAAATTGTTGTTACTCCACCTTCATATCTCATTAATTGTAAGTCACCAACGTTTGGCGTATTATCACTTTGTCCATCAACTGTTTGTTCAGTTATATTGTATTGTGTATATAATGTACCTACGTCAATTGCAGTTCCACCGTATGTTGGATCTATGTTGTAAATTGCTGAATGATTTGTTGCATATAATGGTGCACTTACACTTGCAAAGGCTCCACTTGCTGTACTGTAAAGTTTTGCAACAATGTTTGATCCACTGTTTGCTGATGTTGTTTTATGCCAAACAGAACCATTAGGTCTGTTTTCATCTGCAGTTTTCCAAGTTGGTCTGTTAGTATGTTTGTCTTGTAAAAATTTAGTACCTTTATATGTACCTGCTGTAATTCCTAATGAAGCTAATACTCCAGTACCTTCTTCAAATCTAATTGTATTGTATCCAGCTGTTGAATCTCCAAATCCTAAACCATTGTGGAATATTTCTAAGTTACCTGTTGTTGCATTTACTGATGCAGTAATGCCAGCCAAAGCCGCGCCATCACCACCATCGCTTGAAATGTTTATTGCTGTTGCAACATCTGATAATGCTGTTCCACCTGGTGTTACCGCAGTACCATTAATGTGCATTGTTTGTCCATTAGTTACAGTAGTGCCTGATGCAACCGATATAACTGGTAGTGTTAAGTGCCAAGCACTTGACCCTACTTGTACCCAAGTGTTACTTGCTGATTTTTTGTAAATTTTGTTTGAAACGTGAGTTGTGTTAATAGCATAGTCACCTTGTGAACCTATTGATGTTTTAGGTGCACCTGTTGATGCATTACCTACTAGGTCAGAAACTGATGTAATCAACGTTGGTGTTTTTGCTGTAAATTTTTGATCTGTTTGTGACCATTCAAATAGTCCAAAACTAGTTGATGCAAGGTCAAACCAGTATGTTCCATCTGTTGGGTCATCTGTTGGAGCTAATGAACTGCCAATTAACTCGGCAGTATCTATGTTTACTCTTAAAACATATGCTCTGTTGGCAATACCTAAAAATGAGTAAGCCGCTTGTAATCCGTATTCATTTAATTCGTAACCATGTAATGAATTTCCTGAAACGTCTGTATAAAATTTTGGATCTCCAAAAGTCTCTGTTAATTCTCTTTGTGAGGAAATTAAGTATGCTGTGTTGGCGTTTGCAGTTGTTGTTCCTGCCGCTGTACCAGTACCTGATCCTGGTGCTTTATCTTGTGATGATGCTACTATAAAAAGTGGTGTAGTACCCGCATCAGATGGTACATAAAAACTTTCGTTTATTACACTTACTTCTACTCCTGGTGATGTCAAAGCCATGTTTCGTATTCTCCTTGCAATTTATACGTATACTAGAACTATTTATGTAATCAAATGCATTTTACGACATTATTCTACAAATTTTGGTGCCTATATAGGCGACGTAAATACGATTGTAATGATTATAGGTATAAGGCCGTTATGTACACAATGTAAATCTAAGCCAAGAGCTTATGGATATAAAAAAGGTACGAAAATTTATTGGCACAAATTATGTGATACTTGTAATCGTAAAAAGAAAAAATTAAAAATAGGTGGGATTACAGCATTACAAAGATCGGGTTATCGTAAAAAATCTAAATGTGAATTATGTGGTTTTAAAGCACAAGATCAGTTGCAATTAGATGTACTTTTTGTAGACGGAAATTTAAGGAATACAAATAATGCTAATTTAAAAACTGTGTGTGCTAATTGTCAAAGATTAAGCAGTGTGCGTAGACTTGGTTGGCGTGTTGGTGATCTTATTGCTGATGAATAATTCGTCAACTTTTTCAAATAGTTCTTCTTTAGTTCCGTTATTTTCAATAACAAAATCAAAGTCACTATTCAACCAATCCCATTCAGATTGATGAGCACCCTTTTCTTGCATTTCTTTTTGTGTAGGTAGTTCACCGTTTTTTACACATATAATTTTGCCACCTTGTGCTTTAATAGTTTTAATTTCGTTTATAAATCTTGTATCTGAAATAACAGTTGGTTCACCTTTATATCTGCCTATACAACTATCTATCCAAATAGCATCATACATTTGACCACGCATTATTTCAGTTCCAAATTGTTGTAAAACCCATCTAGGTGTAACTTCTTTACCAAAACGTTCACTCCAAAAAGCATCGGGCTGTTCACGCCATTCTCTACTTTTTTTAGTACTACCTTCTAGAAGTTTTCTATCCCAATTAAACATTGATGCTACTGCATCTTTTAAACTTTTTGCAAAACTATCACGTTTAAATCCATGATATTCTACAAGATGTTCAGCGACAGTATCTTTACCAGATCCCATTAGGCCTACTATTCCTATTAACATTAATTGATTATACTATTTTTTTAAGCGTTTTTCAATCTCTTTTTTTGCTTCAATTACAGAACCTAGAATAGTTTTATGTATGTCTAATTTTTTATTTTTTAAAGCATTAATAGACATATTTTCTAGATCAGTAACAATTTGTTCTAGTTCACCTATGTCACAATCACAATATCTTTTATACCTAGGGTCCTTTTTCATATTCTTTTATTTAAAATGATATGTTTAAGAATTAACCTATAACAAAACTATGTGGTGTTCCACCTTCAGCATAGTTACCAATTTCAACGTCAAGTTTTTCCATTTCTGCAACACCTTGTTGTTGTAATTGAGCACCATTTAATTGTGTTCCACCTTGTGGTCCAGCAATAGTACCAAATTTTCCTCTTGCTTCACCTAGCATAGTTTTTGCTACTGCTAAAGTATAGTCTCTTATCCAAGGTTTTGCATATACATCTTTGAACAATGTAATATCTGGTCTAAAATTATCAGTATGCATTAAAACAGTTTCTTTATCTGCTCTTGGTCTTTGTGTTATTGTAAGTTTTTTAGTTGCAACGTCAAAATGAAATTGTATAAATGAGCCAAACAATTTACCTATTAATTCTTGATAAGAAGCAAAAGCAAAATACGTGGCTAATCCACCTGTTGCTCCTGCTCTTAACAAGTACGTATTTGTGTATGCTAAATTGAATGGTTCAAATAAAGTACCACCTTCGCCCCCTTCAGTTCTGGAACCTACTGTTCTTCTAAATAATTTTCGTACATTAATAACTTCATCTGGTAAAATATATGTGTTTTGATTCTCTTGTAATTCAAGAAAAGCATATGACTCTTCAACAGCATTTGAAGAACGCTGTCTGTATCTATTAATTGCTCTTTCTAGT